AGTCTACGAAGTCTACGAAGTCTACGAAGTCTACGAAGTCTACGAAGTCTACGAAGTCTACGAAGTCTACGAAGTCTACGAAGTCTACGAAGTCTACGAGTCTACGAAGTCTACGAAGTCTACGAAGTCTACGAAGTCTATGCAGTATGTTGTTGATGGGATGGGGGGCTGTTCGGGTATAGATATTTATCAATGACTGATTTAATATTGTCAACATGGAAGTTAATCGTGTTTCGCATAGGGCAACGAAGAAATGTTCTGCAATCTTCGTATACCATATTCGTTTCACTACCATACAAGTTGTTTTCATAATCCTTCCTTTTATCTTGGATTTGCGAGGACATATATTTGAAGAAGCAATTTGTATGGATAGGCATTCCCGGAATCATCTTGCAATTTGAATCAAATGTTGGAAATGTCACAAACCGCTCCTTATTTTTAATAGAATCCTGACAAATACAGCAATTCCTTCCTCCGGCTCCGGCTGCTCCGGCCTCCGCTCGAGCTGTTATTCCGTTGCTAATTTGTTTTTTGGGATGCTCGATGATAATAGGCATATTTTCAATCGTCCACGCATATTTTTTGTTACACATCTTCTCAATCCTCTTGCAGGCCTGCTCATTGTACCAGATAGAAGCGTACATATTTGAGTCAGCAATCCCGATGAACTTCATACAATAATCCGTTTTGAAGTTGATGAGGTCTTTGATGATTTTGCTCTCAATCTCCTTTTTTTCAACCAATTTCAACTTGTCAATTTGAGTTCCCGTACAATTTGACAGAGAAATTTCGTTGTGGCCTGTCATAATAAAACCGTTGCAGAGGAAATCAAGCTTGAGAAAAGGAGGCTTCAGATGTCTTTTGTTCGTGGATACAATGTCAAACATAATGTCAAAAGTTCTTCCTTCGCTGAAATACGGAATCTTCCCCACAGTAATCTTATATATGAATGTGTGCAAGGTTCCGAAGGGCTTGTCAATATAACTCTTAAAGTCCGAGTTATTTCGCACTGCAGTCTTGCGTTCTTGCTTGACATTATCGGCTCCAAACTCGCTGATAAACAATGATGCTATTTCAGCCATCATAGTATTAATATCAGGTTCATTATAGATGCACACATCAATATCGTTGGGAATTAGAGTTCTCGCAGATGTCTTGGGGTCAAACTGTTCATTCCAAAAGTGAAGGGTGTTATATCCATTATTTTCCCAGAAAACCTGCGAGTAATGCTCTGAAATAATGGAATCCCTAACAAATCCGCCGAAAATAATCCCGCCCCACTTGAAAATGATGTTTTTGATATCCCATGAAATATTGTGTTTGATATTATTGACATTGTACGAGACCTTGACATTGCCTGACATTCTCACAGAGGTATCAATTAGTATCTTTTCTACCTTTCTGTACCTTTCTGTTCTTTTGAAGAGATTCGCGATTTGCAAGGAGAGCTGTGATTCGCAAGGAGAGCTGTGATTCGCAAGGAGAGCCGAGGAGAGCTCTTACAAAGCCGGAATGAACCGCTCTTGTATGTAATTGTGTTTTAATAATAGAACTATCAATTTTTATATATTTTGCTATGCAAAATGATAAATATATTCTATAATATATCAATATATATCAATATAATATCAATATAATATCAATATAATATCAATATATAAATGTATATATATATAGGATTAAAAAATAAGTAATTAAATTTTGAGAGTATTATTCGTGAGTTGCTCGTGAGTTGCAATGAATTAGCCGATGTCATTTTTCAATTTTGCCTGAGCATAAGCGTACATTACATTTTCGGCAGTATCTATGGGCAGGATAACATCTTTCTTTGCATAAAACTCGGGTCCTTGGCGTGATTCTCTGTTGATTAATGAGCGGAGAGTATTAAAATCTTCGAGTTCATATTGTAATTGAAAAGGCGCATTATTACCTTGTACTAATTCTATGTAAATAGATGGTAATATTTTATTTTTCCCATTGCGAGAATAGAAACTGTTAGGATAGCTAAAAACCGTATTTATAGCACCAGTCCCTGAAACTGAAAACATATTTTTAGTATTGTCAAAAGCTATGTGTTCGTTCGGGAAGGGTAATCCGGAACCCGAATAATTTATCATTCTATCAATGGGATTCGCTGCTAATACTAACATTTTACTATATTGCGAAGGATTTTTAATATAACCTTCAAGAAACATTTTAGAATTGTTTTGAATACTTACATTTAAATATATATATTCATCGTTAAAAATCATTATCTCTATTCTATATATATAGATTTATTTATTTACATTTGCACTCTTGTACTAGTTCCCAAACCGTTCTTATTTACCTCTATTTTTTCGCAACTTGAAGGTGTGCATTTTACTACATAGCGCTCGGGGTACATAGTTCCAGAGACATCAACGGGACGATTGCAAGGTGCGCAAGGAGCTAAGTTGTTCGTCGCGTTCATCTTATTCATCTCTATTATTTTTTCTGCATTGCTCTGTAAAAATACTCGGCTCTCATAACTGCTTTTAAACATATTATTATTTGATAAATCAGTCATTAATTCGGAGTTTACAGCACAGCGAGGTCTATAATCAGTGAATATTCGCCCATCTGACATTTTAATAGGGCATTTAGTACGATATTCATCTAACTTTGTATTATTCATTTTATTCATTTTATTATCTATACAATAACAATATTTTTTATTTTACGCCTTTTTATTTTACGCCTTTTTATTATACTCCAGTATTCTGCCTATAAGTATTGCTTTAGTACCGTCGCTATTTAAAGATTTTTCCACGCATTCATCGCGAAGCTTTTCAATACTCATTTTTTTATACTTCTTCGCTATAGATTTATCCTGATCCGTCCCAAAAGTAATATCAGAACTAACAGATATAGCATCATTATTATCCATATTATCGGCGGTATCTGCGCCAGCAGCGCCAGCTGCGCTTCCAGTAGCACCCAATGCAGAACTAGCATATAAAATATCCCTAATATCACGATCAGCATCACGCTCCGCTGTCGTATCCATTATAACTTCGGAAGGAAGATCTGAAGCATTATTGCCTTCGCCATATTCTACATTTTTATTTATAACTACATCACCCTGATTATATTCTATTATTTCAATTTTATTCTTAGATTCAAGAACCCCATAAGCTTCCTCGGCGACATCTACATCGCTAATAACTATTTCAGGACCGGCAACACCTTTAACTTTTCCACCTACGGACGCCGAAGCAGCCGAAGACGCCGAAGCAGCAGAAGCCGCCGAAGACGCCGAAGCGGTAGCGTCAATCATATACGATGACATATCAATGTCTTCGGAGTCTTCGGAGACTTTTGAATTAGTTTTTTGTGATTTTATAATGGCTTCCGGTGGGCAATAACTAACATTATTACAATAGTTCTTTTTGCCGCCACTGCCGCCACTGCCGCCGCCGACCGTGCTATCTTTAAATATTTCGTTCATAACTACATCGGCTTTTTCCATATTCTTTGATATTAAAGAGTCCCTATCAGTCTTTTTAATCATATCAACGCGTTTTTCTAATATGAAATAATTGCCTTCAATTATAGTGATTTTTCTCCATAAGAACATTATTAAAAACAGAAAGAAACCCATTATAATTAAGTTTATATATGTTTGATCAAATAAAAAGCCGTACATTATTTATTAATATCATTACATATTTTGTTTTTCATTTTAATCGCATTATCTATAATATCTTTAGGGAAATCCTTGATATCTAATAATTCTATAGCAATACATAGATACGAATGGCCTCTATTTATTTTATAAGGAAAGTGATATTTATTATTCATAGGTATCGCATCAACCGAGAGGTTTATAAATTTTTCCGGATATATTTCTTCGAGTTTTATCAATCTGTGGAAATGCGTTGTAATAATCAATGTAATTCCTTGTAATTTGCTCAAATACTCTATGACCGCATATGCCGTCGCCATCCCCTCGATGGGTGGAGTAGAATGCATAGGTTCATCCATCAAAAATAGCGCCGACTTATTATTTGCATTTATTTCCTTAGCTTTATTAATCATATTAAGACAATACTCCGCTTCTGCTTCAAAATACGAGCGATTACCGAGAACATCTGAGACACGCATAAACGAATTAACGGTATCATATAATATCATCTGTGATTTAATACTATAAGCAATTCCCAGGGTTTGCCCCAAGATTACATTTGACAATATAGTTTTTACATATGTCGTCTTTCCGCCCGCGTTAGGACCGGTGACGATAATATTTCTTCCCAAACTTACCGGATTTGATATTTGCGTATCAGACAATATAGGATTTTTTGCATCCCAAAACTTCGTCTCTGCATTATTATAAGAGACGACAGACCAATCTTTTTCTAAAAACAAATTATTGATAGAATAGATAACATCAACGGCATAAATAGTTTTTAAAAGCGAAGACAGCTTCTCTTTTAATATGTCGTCCTTCCATATCCTATAAATGCACGACATGCTATTATTTATCAATATACCTTCATAGGTAGCTCTGATATTAAAATAAGGTTCTATGATATTTTTCGGCACATTATTCATAATATTAAGCGAATGATTAACGAACTTTACCAAGCCCTCCATTTTATTCAGAAGTTTATCCTTAGTACTGTATAAAAAGTATGCAACCTCATATGTCTGATACATATTATACAAGTATATCCCTATGTAGAAAAATATAGATATGAACTTAATTAAATCTGTGCGAAAATTTCCTGTTGAAACGCACAACATTTTAATAATCTCTACGATTATCTGAAGATAAGAGCTGAAGCTGATATTCATCTTGAGATATCTATTTAAATATATGTAAGGTGCTATAAAGGTACTTATAGGATATAAGATGGAAGTAATAGGTATAAAAAATATCTTGTACATATGATAAATATCAAGTAGCGTCTCAATGTAATTTATATAGCTTAATATAAATGAAGAAGGGAATAGTATTTCTATTGAATTGTTCTCATTAATTTCCTCGGCAATCTTATAAATCCATAAAATATCGTCCTCATACTCCTTCAAGATTTCAATATCTATATCGTAATTTATCAGAGCCTTCTGTCTTTTCTCTAACAGTTTCCTGTCATTTATAGGGTGTCTCACTAATCTCTCTATCAATATTTTGCTCCCTTCTAATGAAGGCAAATTGCGCGCCCATTTATCTATATTAGTATCCTTATATACATCATCGGATATTTCTATTTTATCACCTCTAACTATATTATCTGTGATAATTCTGTTTAATATAGAGTTTTGCTTTTCTTTATCAAATGAAAACAGCTCTTTAAACTCCTCAATTAATTCTTCATCCATTATTTTATTATATTATTAAAAAATGATATAAAATCTCGCGCAGATATATGTTTAACTATGAATACGACAAATAAGATTGGCGACGATGATAACATTACTATCTTTAACAAAGGGCGCATCTATATTATCAATAAGGAGCCTTATGAAACTGTTGGCGATGTTTATAAAAGAGGCTGGTATAT